AAAATCGAAAACCAGACTCACTTGTGGCGTCGTGCTACACGTTCTGCTGGTTGGTCTGCAATGAACCTAGCTCAAGCCATGGCATACAACGACCCGTTCAAAGGTGTATCTGCGCAAGTTGGTACATATTGGGCTACCGATAACCAAAAGCGTCTTATCAACTCAGCGGTAGGTATTTACAACCTTAACGCTGCTGGTACTGGCGACCTAATTAAGAACGTTGCCACTGATGCTGCCGGTGCTATCACCGACGCTGAGCGCGCATCTGCTCTTAACTTCCTTGCGGCTCTTGAGCTAAAAGGTGATATGGACAATATCGCTGCAATCGCGATGCACTCAACTGTTTACTACGGCCTGCGTAAAATGCGAGCTCTAGTTGAACAACACGATCCAGTTTCAAACACTTCTTTCGAGACGTTTGAAGGTAAGCGCGTGATTGTTGATGATGGCCTGCCAGTTGTTCAAGGTACGAACCGCCCTACATTCACGTCAATTCTGTTTGGTGCGGGTGCAATGCGTTCTGGTGAGGGTAATCCACCAACGATTCGAGACACTGAGTTCGACCGCGACCCTAAAGCGGGTAACGGTACAGGTCAAGATTTCTGGATCACTCGTCGCACTGACATCATCATGCCCGTTGGTTTCAGCTTCAAAGGCTCTCCAGGTTCTGGTATCGCTGGTCAGTTTGCTACTTACGCAGAGCTACAAAGCGCGGCGAACTGGGAGCAAATCTGGGATTCTAAGAACGTGGCAATGTCCTTCTTGGTAACCAATGGTTGATAGTGTTTCAACTATAATATAATTTGCGTTATAATACCCCAGTCATTTGATTGGGGTATTTTTTTATGAAGATAATAAAGGTTTGGACAGTTAAAAGAGCTGACGGTAGAGGAACTAGATCTAGATGCATGGCGGAGTGTGACTGCGGTGATATTTCTGAATATGACAAGAATAATATTGACAGGGGAAATTCAGTTAGGTGTAGAAAGTGCGCTAATAAGTCAAGGAGTGAAAAGCATTCAACTCACGGTTGCTCGATGTCAAGAAAGGCTAATAACAAAGAGGGATACGAGAACTACACTATATGGCAAGCAATGAAAAGAAGGTGCTACCTAGATAGCTCCGCTGGATACAAAAACTACGGAGGTCGAGGTATATCAGTTTGCGAAAGGTGGATTGATTCATTTGAGAACTTCATTAAGGACATGGGTCTTAGGCCAACAAATAAGCACGAGATAGATAGAATAGATACAAACGGAAACTACGAGCCAGACAATTGCAGATGGGCAACAAAAAAAGAAAACGCCAGGAATAAGAGAAATACCGTCATGATTGAGATTGACGGAGAAATTAAGCCACTTGTCCAGTGGGCTGAAGAGTCTGGAACGTCAGCTTGGAATATAAAAAACAGAATAAGAAACTTGGGATGGAGCAATAAAGAAGCCGTGTTCGGCAAGAAGAAAAGGAGAGTGTATAATACCCCAAAGGGCAAGTTTCAAACACTTGAAGAAATAAGCTTTAAGTTTGACGTTGGAATTTCAGCTATAAGCAGAAGGTTCAAGTCAGAATCATTCCCAGAATGGCACATAGAATAGCGGAGTAGATAAAAATGGCAAAGAAAACAGAACTTGAAATCGCGCAAGAAAACCTAGCAAAAGCAGAGGCAAACCTAAAATCTGCACGTGCTGAGTTCCAAGAAGCGCACAATAAATCACTTATCGAAAATCCTCAAATGTCAAACTTTGAGATTCGCAAGATGATGGAAAAGGTCGGCGTAAAGTCTGAAGCTGAGACTGTACAGGCTGCACTTGCAAAGTTAAAAGGCGCTAAGTTATGAAATCAAATCAGCACATTAAAGGTTATGCATTAACAGCTGCAACTAATGTCGAGATTCAAGGTACTTACAATGCGCCAATTATCGCCATCCAGAACCAAGGCACAGTTGACGCAACGATTATCTTGAATGATGGTGAGCCTATGGTATTGGGCGCGTCTCCGTTTATGTGGGAGCCTTACACTCCATTGTTAGGCCGCATTTACACCGACAGCGCTGACGTTGTTGTTTTTGCTTAGGGGGATTTATGCCTTGTGTTACTAATTTTTACAATGAAGGTGGCGGCGGTGGTGCAAATCTACACTTCGGCGCGTACACTGTAGACCAAATTGCAGTTAGTACAGACCCTAACTCGCCTACCTACTTGACTGGCGTTGCTCTATTTCCATCGTCTTCACCTGATTTTATTGTTTTAGATGCTGCGACGGGTTTAGTTAAGAATACATCAACGAAGACGTTCTCAATGCAAGGTACAGCCACCTATCAGATAGTTCAAGGTGCTGGCGGTGCTGGAAACTTACAGTTATGGTCGGAAAGAAGTAGTGATGATGGTGTGTCATTTACTGAAAATCCATTTTCACTACGAACAAGTGAAGTGCCAAATAACTCTGACAATAGCCAAACCAAATCTTCAGGCGTTGATACTTGGAACCCTGGGGAGTCGATTAGATGGGCTATGTATAACTCTGGAGCTGGAGCGATAACACTTGCCGCGCCATCGGATACCGTAAATAATGGCAATGTCGTGGATGGCTTGACATTCTACTGGCAACTTAACGCCACTTCATAAACAAAAAGCCCCTTTAATTAGGGGCTTTGTTTTATTTACTCCATCACTCTCCACCATGAATAGACTTGCTGTCTAATCCAATCAAAATCCTTAATACCAGTGTGCGCACATAGCATTCCAGCTTGTTGTACTGCAAGTTCATTAATCCACAACTGGCAATCTTGCTTTGTTGGATTCTCCATCAATCACCTTCCTTACTTCTCAACTTATTAGCCAGTTCAAGGTAATTCAAATCACCTGTCTCAATCCACTTTCTTTCGTAGTATTGTTCCATTGTTTCATCTGGCATTAGTTATCCTCCACAGGTTCAAGCCCACACTGCTTTAATGGAATCCACGTAGCCTTAGTTGCACCGTGTCTAAAGTATTGACCATCAATAAATAGAAATCTACCAGTCAATATATCATCAACACACGAAACCTCGTACTCCGCAGCCTCTTCGATTGGGTGGTCATTAATTGCCGTCTCAACAACTCCGTGAAGAAGAAGAACAACACCACCAATAAAGAATCCAAATAATACTGATTTCATATTTCCTCTTTATGGCGACCGAAGCCGCCAGATTGTTTAGTTAAGTTATTGATTTAAAAGGGAATATCGTCCGAATAATCCATAGGTGGCTGTTGCTGCTGTTGTTGCTGTTGTTGAGCTTGCGGCTGTTGAGGTTGACCCCAACCTTGCTGCTGTTGCTGCGGTTGCTGTGGCATTTGAGCTGCAACTTTTGATACCTCTTCAATCATATCCTCAAAAATCATAGCGCCTTCTAGTCGTGCGTTTTCCATATTTAGAGTTACATAGGTAACACCGCTATCAGTTTGGAATGTATCCACTTTAAGCTTCTCAGACTGCACCACAACGAATGAACCTTCAGCGAACGCCTTATGATAGTAACCCTTGGCCGCGTCAGTCTTAGCGAAGAACATAGCTTTATAGTTGGTGTATGACTTCTCTTGTGTTTGCCAGTCCTTATTCATTTCAGAAAGTTCAATAATGAACATTGTTGAATCACCTTGTGGGCCGCAACCTTCTTTAATGAATGGTGCTTTGCGTAGTTTTCCGCTTACGATATGTGACATTATTTAATCTCCAGTCCAGATTCAGTGAATTTCATTTCAGCGACTTCTTCTTCGCCGTTAGTGAATGCGATTGAGTTTTCGCACTTGCCGTCATCAACCCAAGTCATTGTATCGCCAAGCTGGACGACATCGGTAGGGTCTACATTAAGAACCTCAGCGGTAGCTTTGATAACTTTCATTGTTCCTGATACTTGCTTTAGCATTGCACCTAAATCAAACATTACCGCGTCCCATTTGTCTTCTGGGATATTGTTGATGATGTCCTTTAGAGTTTGGTTGCTGACTTCGTATTCTGGATATTCCATTTTTATATTTCCTATTGGTTAGTAAGTTTTGCCGTTTTGTTTAGCGCGATTCTCAAGTTTATGGTCTTCACGCTGCGTGTTGTAAATTAACTTCTCTGCAATTGCGCCGCCTAAGTCTAAGTCATACGCCCCTGCCAAGTCCATAATTCGAATTACTGCGTCTGCTAGTTCAACCTCAAAGCCTTTCCGACTTGGCAAGTGGTCATCGTGCAGATCTTTGCGGTGCGCTTCCATCGCCTCAGACACTTCAGAATGAACGAGAGCAAGTTTGGATGGGATTGATAAAGGGTTTTCCTTGTCGCCTTCCTGCCACCAACCAGACTCATTAGCTAGGCCGTGACACAACTCAGATAGGTAGTTAGCGCTATCAGTTACGTGCTGCTGAGTGAATTGGTGGTTAATTGATTTTCGGTAATCACACATTAAAAAATCCTCGCTGTTTGTGTTGGAATAACTTTACCAACTACAACGAGGATTACAATTAGATTGATTCTAAAGTGTGACTTGCATCACTCTACATAACCAATCATGTCGCTTAGTGCGTCTAGTAGCTCTAGTGAGATTTGCGTATTGGCCGCACCGAAGTATTCAACACTCAAGGCGATCAAACCAAAACCAACAAGCATAATAATGGCGCGAGTCTTTTGAAACTTACCATCTGCGAAAATCCAACCTTTAACTTTAGGTCCAATCTTTGCGACTACATTTGCGATTAATGCGAATTTGTTCATGCTTTAACTCCAATAAATAGATTTGCTTCAGCTTCACGGCGGAGAACTAGGCCGCGCAACACTTTACCGCCTGCTTTGTTCCATCGGTGAAACTCATTAGCCGCACCAAGATAATCACCTTGGTTAAGCTTCTTTAGTAATGTGGACGACTTAAAGTTACCCGCGCCTAAGTTGTACACAAAGCTCACCAGTGCGTCGAATTGATTTTGATTGATATCCACGTCAACATAAGAACTAACAGCGCGCTCGGCCTCTTGCACATCGAGAGCAAGCAGAATATCAGCCTCTCCTTCTGTGATTACATCGCCTTGTTTGACCTTATTTGTGTGACCGTAGCCGATTGTCCATACATCGGCAGGGCATTTGTAAGCCTCAAGCCGTAGACCCTCGAACTGTTTGATAATTTCGTAATTAACCGTTTGCATTTTATCCACCATTAAACTTGACAGGCTTTAATTATAACGCCTATATTGAATCTAGGTTTCATTGGTGAGGTGATATCCATCTCGTTAACAGATTGCGTTAAATCTGTTACTCGCTGTGAAGTGACATTGCTAAACCCTGATACGGTTTAGTCCTGATTGGCTTGGGATGCTGGTTAGGTAAGAGGGTCCTTTTCTATCGCTACTGGAGGGCCCTTTTTTGTGCGCGTTAGATAAAGAAAAACCACCCCGAAAGGTGGTTAGTAGTTAGCAATCAACAATGAATTGAACAAACGCATGACAACGACCAAGAAGGAATGCGACGTTAATTGCTAAGTTTGGTAAACCCCGCCAAGACGAAATATCTAGTGACGTCAAACTAAAGTAAGTTTTATGACGGGGTTAATTTGGCGCACCATGTAGGACTTGAACCTACAACAATCTAATTAGAAGTTAGATGCTCTATCCAATTGAACTAATGGTGCAAAAATTGGCGGATAGTAAGGGATTTGAACCCTTGGAGCGTTTCCACTCGACCAGTTAGCAACCGGCTACCTTTAACCACTCAGTCAACTATCCATAACGACTAAACACGCTGCCTTATACGTAACAAAAATACTTAAATTAATGATACCAACGTGCTTAGTGGTTATCTCTGTCTCTTCCAGAGTGTCAAGCCTTACCGCGAAAGTGGCTACCCTTTCCATGCAATGTAAACTAAGAAAACATCGCGCTAACGAATTGCACCTGAACGCACTCGGGGCAAGGATGACCCGTCTTGGCTTGCGGAACTGGTGGGAGAAACATTCGCTGCATCTCTTCTACGGGATTGATATTAGCACCGATGCAAATCACGTCAACGGTTAATAGTGCTAAAATACCGCTAGACAATCAAAACTGTGAGGAACATCACAAATGTACGGCAATATTACCGACTTTAAGCTTTACTGCGACGCTGCGGGGTATGACTATTCGACTTATACCGATGAGCAAATTACGTATAACCTTGAACTATCAAGTAAAAAACTAGACTCAAAATATCGCTCTCAATGGATTGGTGAGCGTGCTGATATCAATCAAGAGCTGGAATGGGCTCGAAAGAATGCATACGGCAGTCACACAGGTCGCCTGTACGCGTCTGACAGCGTTCCTAGTGAAGTCATTAACTCAACGTATGAGATTGCGTTTCAAATTCTTAGCGGCGTTGTTAGGGGCGTTGTATCGACATCACCGGGAGCAACGATTAAGAGTGAAAAGAAATCTCTGGTGAGTGGAATGTTCAAAGAGGTTGAATACACAAGCGGATTATCACCAGAAGACCAAGAAAACCAAGTCTTCGATACTATCGCTGAGTTGTATTTGTTTGACTTGTTAACGCGTGGAAGCTCTGGCGGGTTTACTACTTGCAAGAAGCTATAAAAAAAGCCTCCGTGATTGGAGGCTTAGTTTTATATATTCTTAACCTTAAACAGCTCACCTAGCTTTAGGTGCTTTATATTTCTACCCTCTACGCCTTTTGACAGCGCAAGTAACCATTGCCCCAACTTATCAACAGCTTCTTCTGGTGTTTCTTGGCTTGGGAATGAGTCAAATTCAATCGTTGCAACCCACTTGCCACCGACACGTTGCACTGTCATGTCTTGGTCTAGTGATGTTGAGTTATTTAATGGAACCTTTACATTGATAACGGCTGTTACTTCTCCATCATCCCAGCACCCGTCTGGCTCTTTTCTGTCTATACTTTTAAGTAGAACTCTACCCATCACTTCCCATCCTTATCTTTCTGTTGCTGTTTTTTCTTCTTTTCGATTGAATCCCAAAATGAACTGCTTCGGTAGGCATCTCCGCCATTGCCAGTTCCCCTATTCTTGCGCGCGTCACTCATTTAACCACCTCGTATGTTACTTGTCGTTTAATTTTAACGCCGTACTTTTGCTTGACCAGTTTGATCACCTGATAAACATAAGACTCTGGAACATCAACAATCTCCGCTAACTGTTCGGGCTTAAGTCTATCATTCTCTTTAAGCGCCTCATACGCAATCTCAGCGTGACTTCTATGTTTTTTAATATCGAACTTGGGCTTAAAGCAATAGACGCCCTTACGCAGCCGTACAAGTCCATTTATCTTTCCAGTGTTATTAAGCCACCAGATTGTCGTTGCTATCTGTTGTGGTTGCAATCCTGTACCAGATACAACCTCTGACATTTCAACTTCAACCCCCTCGTGCTCAAGAAAGAAGCTGATTATAATGTCGCCCTTGGTCATGGTTCAATTCTCTTTAGGCTAATGTCAACATGGTGCGGCTTTTTGCTTCTAGATGCGCTCACAATCAAATGTGGATGGTTATCATGCATAACCCTTGCATCATTGCCGTAACGTTCAACTATGAGCTCTATGTGCGCGTATAAGCCGCTTTTTGTGTTTACTGATAGTGTTGGCATGGTTAGTCCTCAATTGGCAGTTCAGGCAACGGCATCCAGTGTGTTACGTTAGTTTCAACGAAGAACCCAATTGCTCGATCTCCATAAAATCTGTATCCGATAATAAACTTCCCATCATCATGTAGGGTTGCCACCACTGGCGCTAAAAACTCACCTTCTTCGTTGCATCCAATACAAAGTACGGGCTCGTTCGCGTTTGGTTCAATGTCGTGCACGCTAATCCAATTTTTCATGTTTATTTCCTCTTCATTTAAGTTGAACCCATTCTAACCACTTACCACCCAAACTACTGTGACGAATCTCACATATCTAATAAAACAGTGTTTAATTGCATTTTTGCGAGTGATTTGCACTAGGGGTCGCATTTTCTCAAAACGCTCGCAGCCCTTGCCACGTAAGGGCTCTCTTAAATAAATAACTATAAAATACAAATATACATATACCTATACAGGTTTTTACACCCTACTGATTGCGCGACCTAAAATGCAAGTACATACGCCCTAGGGGGTGCATAAGTCGCAAAAGTGCATAAACTCAGCTAAGTGCATGATTTTAATAAGAAACTAAAATGCGAGTAGGGGTGCAAATTCACTCGCAAATTGCGTCTTGCGCGTAATGTATAATGAATAACACGTTAAAACTGATGGTTTAGAGTATGAGCAAAACAAGACAAGAATTTGAGGAGTTGACCGAGCTATTTAACGAGTTTGACATTGGTCAAGACCCGGGCGAAAACTTCACTTTTAGCAATCCGGCGGGTGATTGGTCGCCATCGAATCCCAATCCAACACAGGAAACAAAGCAAGGTCGAGCGCTGGTTAGGTACTTTTCAAGTCGAGAGGTTCAAGGTGCTGTGCAAACGGGGGATGCTTCTTTGTTGGTTAGGAATGACGAGTACGAAGGTTTCACGTTTAGCCAGAATACAACCGCTGTAGATGATTTGGGTCAACACTGGTCAATTAAGGGCGTAGATAGGCCGCCTAAGTACATCGTCACTATGATTCACGTGAGGCCGTTATGAGCAATCAATTTGATGGTGCAGCGAAATGGCTACAGGATGAGGTTGATTATGATGTTGAGGAACTGGCCATGAACTGTTTATCTGAGTTCGTGAATCTAAGTCCCGTTGATACTGGTCGGTTCCGCAACAACTGGTTAGTCACAATTAACAAGGAGACAACAAGGACACGTGATGAGATTGCAAGTGACCCGTACAAACTTGGTCAGGCGGTAATTAAGCGAGCGCTGAAGAAGGGCGCAGATATAGACTACATCATAATTCAGAATAACATTGATTATGCTAACGTTATCGATACAGGACTCTATCCAAACCCTGTAAAAGTAGGCAGTCGAACCAACGAGACAGGCACAAGAGCAAACCCGATAACTCCGATATACGAAAAGCTATCAGAGGGTGGATTCTCGAAGCAAGCGCCAAATGGCATTACGCGTCCAGGCATCAAAGCAGCACTAGAAAGGAGTAAAGGTCGATGAGTTACATTAACGCACTTAAAGAGATTAGCGAATACGTGAGCGCGAACTGGACGGCAACGCCGGTTGTTTATGTTAACGCGCCGCAACCAACCATCCCTTCTACTGGTCAGTATGCGGGTTGTTACATTCGCATTTATGGCGCACCAACCACTACAGAAGTTGAACTATCAGAAAGCAAGAGGCGTCTTGAGCAAGGTTTAATGACGCTAGATATACATGTGCCAGATGATAGGGCTTATCTAGTCGCTGACGAGCTTACACGGCTTGCATTGCCACTGTTTAATAACTTGGCATATAACAGCGTTAAAGCATGGGTAACAGAGGTAAATCAAAACGCTGGTTACTTCGATGATGGCACTCATGTTTCCAGATTGAGCATCGATTATATTTGTGATTACGATTTGGTATAATCACACCACAAGACAACTCCGGAGATAAAAAATGTCTAGATACTTAAATGGCCGCGACGTATCCTTTTGGATTGGTGAGCAGCCTACTGATATTACACAAGTCGCTTACAATGAATTGCCGCGCTCTAGTGGTAACTTTCAATTAAACCGCACGTACACCGATGACGACACGATGATTCGTGAGCGTTCATCAAAGGATTCTGTAATCACTGGTACGTCTGTAAGCGGTGATTTGTCGGCTAATATCCGATTGTCAGACCATTACAAAAAACTACGTCAGGGCGCGCTACAGGCTTACACACCAGTACCGGTGGCTATCACTGGCTCGTTGGTTTATACGCATGCAACGACAACCATGTCTGGTGCGGATTACACGGCGATCAAAGCGGGTGACTATGCGGGTTTTGTTCTGAATAGTGGTGACACGGTAACGGTGTTTGCATCTGCTGACGGTACTGCTACGGAATTGCTCGTTGCTGGTCTAACGCAAGATGAAACTGGCACGGAATTAAACGCAGAGAAACACACCACTGCCGACAATGAAATCAACTTCATGCTGCAACGTCGCGCTGAAGGTACTAACCAAGCAGGTGATACTCCGCAAACTTATTACCGCACGTTTGAAGGCGTGGAAGTGTTCAGTTACACGCAAAGTCTTGCATCTGAGTCAATCTTAACTGAAACCTACACAATGACAGGCTTGACTCTACAGGAAGGTACAGACCAACCAACGCAAGAGCCTGATGTTGACTACCCGTTAAGTGAGGTATTAGGCTCTGTGAAAGGTGTTGAGTCAATCTGGTTCAATGGTGCTAAGCGTAAGTGTTTCGCGCAGTCTCTTGAGTTCTCGATTGATAATCAGGGCGCGGAGAACAAGGCTATCGGCCAAGAAGGTGCATGTGCGCTTGCTTATGGTGATCCAATTATTACTGGTTCTGCTTCTTTGTATAACCTGAAGTCAGACCCGTACGAGTTTGATATGCTAGCGGATTCACAGGTTCTATTTGACTTCGCCTACGTGCTTTACGATGTTACCGAAGATAAACGAATGGTAGTTAGCGGAAAGTGCAAAGCCACTACAGTGGACAGTCCTCCAGAGTCCGGTGCTTTGATTACGTCTCTAGGGCTAAAATTTGTAGGTCAGGTATCACTAACCTATTTCTAGTGGTGGAAGTTCACATTAAAAAGCAGTAAAATAAATAAATGCGGCTAGGTTAGCTCCCGAACGGATGGTTCACCGACCATCTTGCCGCAATCCTCAATCGGTGCAACTACGGTGATAGTTATGAAAAAATACCCATCTCAAGAATACTTAAAGAAGTGCATGGATTACGATCCAGAAAGTGGCAATCTAACATGGAAAGAAAGACCTCTAGAAACATTTAAAACCTTAAGAGCATGTAGGACTTGGAACACCAAGTATTCCGGCAAGATTGCTGGATGGGTCAGAAAGAGCGAGAAAACAGAAGGTCTAGACTACTTATTTATATCTTTCTTTGGTTATAGTTACGGCGCTCATAGGCTTGCATTCCTCCATTATCACGGCGTTTTACCAGAAGAAGTTGATCATATTGATGGTAATGGCTTGAATAACTCCATAGAAAACCTGAGAAAATCAAACAGGCAAGATAACGCCAGAAATAAAAGAAAAATGAAATCAAACAAATCTGGCGTTACCGGAGTTCACTGGAACACAAATCAAAGGAAGTGGATAGCAAAAATAAACGGGAACTATATTGGTATATATTCTGATTTTGACGAAGCCGTTAAAGCAAGAGTCAAAGCTGTTGAATTTGATGGGCGTTTTAGCGAGACGCACGGCAAAAGATAAATCAAGGGGGCTTTCGAGTCCCTTTTTTATTGCATGTGCAAAAGTGTGACGGCGGTCGCTTTACTTTGGCGCGGGATTTATTATGATTTGCATATCGAAAACATAGAGGAAATTAAGATGAGTGAAAAACTAAAACCGTGTCCATTTTGTGGTCATGATGCAAAGATGGCTAGAGTTGCAAAAGGCTGGTCTGTTTTTTGCTCTTGCTGTGGCGCTGAGGTTATGGCTATAACTCTTGAACAAACGTCGTGCCAAATATTCAAGCAAAAACTAAGAGCAATTGATAACTGGAACAAAAGAGTATGATAAAAATTAACCGCTCAGTCGGCATGCAATCTTACACTGTTGGTCTTGGTGATAACATGACTATTGATATCATCTCGACACTACGCAGCAACTTTAAAAAGCAACTGTTAATCAATACCGCCGTTAAAACTGGTTGCATGGACGAGGGTGAATTGCGTGAGAAAACAAAGGCTCAACCTGCTAAAGAAAGGGCGCAGACGCTGGCTTTATTTCAAGAGCAAGCAGAATCAGCCATGCTCGAAGCTTATCTTGAAACATGCGTGACTGGTTGGAATGTTCATGATACTGATGGCGAGGTTGTGCCATTTAGTGTTGCTGAGTTGAAGAAGTTATTCCTTACCGATGAAAACAAGCACCAAGTTAATGACCTAATCCAGATATCAAGCCGTGAAGAGTTATTCTGGATTAAAGAAACTAACGAGGCAATCGAACAAGTAAAAAAGTAATTGAGCTTCGTCATTCGCATATGGGCGGATTGAATGAAACAGCCTTCGATGAGATTGGTGGGGTTCGCCTCATTGATCTAATTGAAGAAGAGATGAAGCTCGAACAACTTGAAAAGTGTATTTACACCAACCGACTAGCAAGAGAGGCATTAAACGCAATGAGCGAGCTTGCAGCGGATAGAAAATACAGCGACATGGGCGCGGTTTCTCAGATTGGCATAGAGGCAATTGCTAATTACATCGAGATATATAACCCGCCAGTAGACAAAAAATCACTAAACAAGGTGCTCAGAGTGGCTGATAACCTTGACATTAAACTTAAAATGCAACTGAGGAATAAGAAATGATTTTAATACTATGGTTAACATTTAGCGCGTTTGTGGCAATGCTAGCAAGCGCATTCAATCGAAGCGGTTTTATTTGGTTTATGGTGAGTTTAATTATCTCCCCATTGCTAGGTTTAATCTGCGTTGCAATTGCGGGTAAAAAATAAGGAGCTTAAGGATGCCTAGTATACTCAGCCTCCTAGAGAGACCAAATGCTGGAAAAGTTATAGATATATCAATTGATATTCAAACATTTATAGAGCATGTTAGGCTAACAAAGAATGCCGGTCATCCAGTGCCCGATTGCAGTTACAATGCTAACAAGTATAAACTTGAATTTATATTGGCGATAGAGCGTGCAGCTCAAGCAAAGATAGAGTCTTTTAGTTGCAATTGGTACTCTCTCATTAGGTCTATATCTGAAAATGAAAACCTATCAATGGAAATGAGAGTTACAACACTAGAAGCCATAGCAAATGACGCATCAAAACTAATAGACGCCTAGCTGATAAAATAGCCCCTTAATGGGGCTTTTTTGTAGGTGAAAGAAAATGGCTGAAAAAGTAATAAAGGTTCGTGTCGATAAGGCTGGAGCTCAAAAAGAAATAAACGCAATTAACAAGGCGCTTAAAGAGGCTGGTGTTAATGCGGAAGTGTTTTCTGATAGCAATAAGAAAGCTAATAAATCACTTTCCAATATGATTCCAATTGCTAAAAGTGCCGCCATTGGCATTACTGCTGTCGGCACTGCTGTGGTTGCGGGTGCTACTGCTTTGGTTGGGTTCACTCGCCAGAATACCCTTGCTATAAAGGAAATGGAAAAATCCGCACGTATGGCAGGAATTAACGCGCAAGCATTTCAAGCTTACGCATATGCAGCCAATAGTGTCAGTGTTTCCCAAGAGAAGTTTGGTGACATCCTTAAAGATGTTAACGACAAGGTAGGTGATTTTGTTGCCACTGGTGGCGGTGAGTTTGCCGACGTGTTCGAGAAAGTTCTCGAACCTATGGGTGTGACAATTGACCAGTTAAAGGAAATGTCTAGCACTGAGGTTTTGGTTGCTGTTAATAAAGGGCTTGAAGACTTAGGCGCTAACGGTCAAGAGGCTACGTTTGTGCTTGAGGCTATTGCTAATGACGCTGTGTTACTTCAGCCCCTGCTAGAAGATAACGGTCGAGCGCTAAACGAACTAGCAGCCGAAGCTCGTGACATGGGTCTGATTATCAGTCAAGACCAGGTAGACAATGCTAACGAGTTTAACCGTCAATTTGAGTTACTAGACAGGCAGGTTTCTGTGTTTGGCCAGTCTATTGCTGCTGATTTAGCCCCAGCAATGAAAGAACTTGTTGAGTTAAGTGGTGTCTTACTTCAAAGCCTATCGCAAACATTTGAATTAGGTGTTGACGCTAAGATTGCAAACAAACAGGAAGAGATTGCAAAGCTTGAGGCTTCGATATTTGAGCGAATCAAGAATGCAAAAGAGTTCGGCGGAGTAAGTGTTTTTGATGCTCTTAATCCATTTAGTACGGACACTGGTGATACTGGTGCGATGACTAAGGATTTGGAGAAGTTACGCAAAGAGCTTGAGCTGCTTGAAGCTACTAGAAATAGAACTAGCGGTGCAATCACTGGAAGTGTTGGTATTAATACTGGAGGTTCATCATCAACAGGATTGAGCTCAATCAACCCAGACGAAGATAAGGCAAACGAAGATAAACTAAAACGCCGCTCAGATTACCTGAACCAATGGATTGCTCAGACTGAAGAGTTCAATAACACAGAGCAGCAAAACCTTGACCTATGGCGTGATACGCAATTAACGCAGCTTGAGGAATGGTACGAACTCAACAAAGACAAGAAAGACCAATACGAAGAGGCGCTTTATAATATCGGGGCTAAGTGGGATGATGAGTCCACCAAGTTAGAAGACAAGCGCAGAAAAGAAAGCCTAGACAAAGACAAGAAGGCCCAAGATGAACGGCTAGCAGCATTTTCCACTGGTCAAGATGCTTTGAACTCACTTGCCGACGCTGCTGAAGGTCGAAGTGCTAAGTTAAACGCATTGGTGCAAGGTGCTGCAATCTTCCAAGCATCAAATAACGTTATCCTTGCTACATCTCAGGCTCTCGCGCTACCTGGCGACGCTACAGTTGTGCAAAAGATGTCTAGTTATGCGCTTGTTGCTACGGCGGGTGCGAACCTGTTAAGTCAGTTCAACAGTATTTCTGAACCATCACGACAAACCGGCGGCTACATGATGGGCGATACACCGTATCAAGTCGGCGGTGGTGCTCACACAGGCGACCCAGAGATGTATCAGAGCGGTGGTAAGTCTTACTTGATAGATTCACAAGCCGGAATGATGACGCGAGTTTCTAGCGGCTCAGGCGGTCAATCTGGACAAGGTGGCGGTGTTGCAGTTAGCATCAATAACTATGGTCAGGAGTCAACAGCATCTGTCACTGATGGCGGAATTGATGAAAATGGCGTTCGTCAAATGATTATTGAGATGACACCAAGCATTATGGCCAGGGAAGTTAACAACGCATCCAGTCCATATCGCAATGCGATGAGCGTTAACTCTAAAACTCAATGGGACTACAGCTAATGATTACAAATTACACAGATAACGACTATCCAGCATTGCCTTTTAAAGTTAGAGCATCCGGTTACTCGACCACAAATAGCAATGATTTCACTTTCACTGAGTTTAATGGCGCGCCAGGTAGAAGTCGAGCCTCATTCCTTAATGGATGGAAAACTGCGCAAATTCAAATTCTATTGAAAAACGAATATGAACAGTTTGCGTGGCAGACTTTTTACGATATGGATTACAACGGAGCAACCGGCGGCATTCAAAGCGGTGTGATGCCGTGCTTTATTGAATGCGAGTTAGGTGGACAGTTTGGTAACTTCCTTTGTTTAATCACCAATCCAGAGTTTAAAAAGACCTCATATCAAGGTAAGACAGCGGTTTTAACGCTTGCTGTTCAAGTTAGGCCGGAGATTATTGGTGATGATGCAGAGTGTAAAAAGGAAGTGTTCGAGGCATTTATTGCTTGCGGTGTCACTGCTAACGAGTTCAAACCTTACCTGCAAGGGTTCAAGCAATTGGCCGAAATTGACATGAACCCCATCAATTACTATCCATGATAAAATGAGCCCATCACTACAAACGATGGGCTTTTTTATGTCTGATATAAATTTTTGTAACACGAAAGAACAAATAAACCATTTGGGTGAAGTTGTCACAGGTAAAGTTGGCGGTTCACCGTCGGGTGCTGATATTGATACGTCTACGCTTCCTTATACTGGGCAGGTGCGTAAAACTCTTCCTGCGCTAGAGCAAGAATATCTAGAAGCAATTCAGGGTGCTGGAGGTGTTTCTATTGGCACTTGGACTTCAGGTGTTACGACGTTTAACTCATATAACGAATACGCTGTTTATAACGGAATTCCATACAAGCCACGCACCACCACTGAGTTACCTTACACGGCTCAAGGCTCAGACCCTACTGTCGCGCCGGACGACGCGAACGTTCAGCCATATCAGGAAATCACAGAAGCTCAAGTGGTAGCGATTGTTGAGTCTACTATTCCTACTGAGATACCTAAGTACACGGACATAATTTTCGCATCTGTCTCAAATTTAATTGCAGGAATCCCAACCGAAGCTCCTATTGGCGCTAGCGTTTCGACGCTTGGTTATTATAGTGGTAACGATGGCGGCGAATCGAAATACATAATTAAAGCAGGTGTAACCCTTTACCCAACAATCGACATAGATTTAGGCAATGGCTCGTATGCTGAGCTTCAAATAGAAAACAGTCAGATAAGAATTCAGCAGGCAGGAATAAAGCTTGATAATGGCGCAACAGTTCAAAAAATAAAGCCGGTAAGTGATTATGCAAACGATAAAATAATAAACGTCGAACTAACGAACACTGCTACTACTCAGGTTCATTTCGATGATGAGTTTCACCTTGAAAACTCAAGGCTAGTTACCAGTATTGGATCGTATCTTTACTATAAAAAGCCAATGGTTGGCGGAGTTCCTGATGACATTGCGGTCGTTCGTTTTGGTTCTGAGTTAGCAGATTCAAGACCTGCTTATTTTGAAACCACGCAACAATTCAGAATTGGTGAGGCTTTGAGGTTTACACCATCACAAGGTTACGGTGAGGTCTTATTCCAGTCTAATGGTGTTTGTTATTTTAAATGGTTTAGACCCTCCGGTCAGGGAGAGGTTGCGCCTACAACCGGAACGGTGACAGGAAGCACTAGCGGATCTGTTCAGGCTTACACACCTTCGACCATCGATAGCTCTGCTGTTTTCGGCCCAGATAGAAATTCTGGTTGGGATAAACTATACCTTCGTACTGACGAGCTAGTTGGCGCTCACACTCAATCAACTGGCATTCAAGTGAATGGCCTTAGAACCGGACGCAGATTTGGTGACGGCGGGGATATGACTGTTGAGGGGTTTCAGACGGCAGGATATTGGATCAGTAACTATTTCCTCCGAGTAAAGGGCACCCTAGAGGCTTCAAAGTGTGCTGACGGTCATATTTTTACCGACAACAACAATGACGCTCTGATTGATAAGTACATCGGGACATGTGGTACTGAGTACGACTCAATAGACAGGTATCGAGGCTATGTCTATGGTTCTTCATCGTTCCACATCCAGAATTTAGATTTAGAATTTGAGCGCGGAGTTGCTAGGTTTGTTGTTGCTGCTTGCTCAAACCCTAGAATTGATTCAGTTAATACTGAGCGCGGTTTTAACGCTGCATTAACTGAGTTTCGTGGTGCGGCAGCAATAGCCTTAATGCCATTATCAGTGCGAGATCAAGATCTTGTTAAATTCAACTGGTTAAAGGGTGTCACTATTGGCGGGTATTACGCTTTTGACACGTGGGGTATTAAGTTGGGATCTTACATCGATGGAATTGATATAGGACCAATGACGCACCTTAGAGATCCAGCAACAGTGGTTCCTAATAACTGGACTTCGGTTTTAGACCCTTCGGGTTCAGAGATGATAGTTGGCGTGAAATTAAACGGCGCGAATTGTAACACTTTCGACATCACCAGAAAGTTCAATATAGACATGTCGTTCCCTATGTCTATAATTAAGTTCCATGACTCCAATTACAGAACTAGAGATTTTGTTTTCTCTCAGATAAAGCCAGCTTCTGATGACAAGCTTTATTCTAAAATTCCTTTACCTTACCTAACTTACTTTTATATCGATAGCGCAACTATGTTTGTAAGGGGGGAGGCATCAATAGATACAAGGGTTAGAGTTGTAACAAGTGAGGGAGCCCTTGCTAGTTTCGACCTGGATAACGCATCTGGTGATGATGCGTTTGTGTCTGGAAACGGTGATGATGTTTACAGTGCAATTGAGTTTATAACTATAGATGCATGGGATTTACCACTGGTAGAGGCTCCAGTAACTTACACAGTTACCACAAAGGAGCTAACAATAAACTAAATCTAACCATTAACACAGCGCGCCTTACAATTGCACCGTGTTATATATTATAAAATTAATAATATCTTACTTTGCAAGGATTTATATGACATACGAAGAATGGCTGGCAAGGCAGCCGAAACTTGAGCCAATGGTGCGATGTGTGGAGTTATCACATCCAACATGGGCTGAGCCTTTGCGTATAGCGATAGATGATGCCAATGGTACGGCCGTGTCAGAATCAAGCGCTGCGGGTTTTTACCCGTTTGCGCCTTTTTCAGAGACACAGAAGAACATTGGAACATCACTAGATACGGGTTTTGATTGTCAATTTGGAGGTTACAACAAAGAAACACTTGAGCTGTTTAATGATACTGACTTTGAGCAGCAGGAATGGATTGATTATCGAAGTATGAAATTTAACTCTACCGATACGAGTTACATTTTAGAAGATAACCAATTGCGTATCTTTGGTATGGAGTTGGTGCATGATGCGTCCAGCCAGTTTGCAGGCTTTGAAGCTGTACCACCTCGTAGCAAGTACAATCAAACAGGCGAGTCTTACAACCTGACTGATGTACCAATGCTAGAGGCGTTCATATAATGGAATGGACTCAGGTTTGCCGTAAGTACATCGGCAAGCGTTATAACTTTGAGTCCTTTAATTGCCGCCACCTAGCGTGCGCGGCTTTTACTGACTTGACTGGTTATGATGCCAACTCAATCTTTGGTGTTGGTAAAAATGAGGGGCAACTAAAAAAGCTCTCTAGGGGTGATTTTAAACGGTTAAAGGAACCTACAAGGGAGTTAACCGTTTTAATACTTAAAGACGCTCACGGGCTTACTCACGTAGCACTAAAGCTTGGTAATGATGTATTGCACAACTTTGGTCGAGATTCATTTGGACAAGTTTCATTATCACGATGGGAGACAGTAAAAAGCGAGTGGCATCACATATCGCATTGGGTGTTAAAATAGCAGTCAAATAACCATTCGAGGCTTATTATGGCTGCTTATATCATTGAAGATTCACTATCCAAACCAAAGCTAAGGGTTGACATTGCTCGGCCTATTGACGCTTTGCGTCTCTATCCATCTCACATGTGGAATAATCTCGTTATCATTGGCGAGGCCGGCATTGAATCCGTAAAGGCTGGATTCTGCGACCCAGAAGAACACCAAATCATTGCAAACACTGAACAGATGCATAGACAGCAAGATTGCGCTGTTTACGTTCGCGAGGGTGTGCAGGGCGTTGTTGCTGTATGGATTCAGTGGGCTGCAATTGCCGTTTCTGTTGCGGCTTCTATCTACTCATTCGTTGCAGCTAAGAACATCAAGACGCCGGACAACATTAACCGAACGTCTGAGTCTGCAAACAACCGAATCCAAAAACCAACCAATGACGCGAGACTAGGCCAACGTGTCGAGTACATTTGCGGTCAGTTGCGATCGTACCCTGCAAAGATGGCTAACGAATACATTGTTATTGAAAATAATGAACAAGTTGAATACGGCTATTACTGCATTGGTGAGGGTGAATACGAAATTAGCGATGTGCGCGACGGCAATACTCCGGGCGATGCAATGGCGGGTTGGACGCTAAATGCCTATCGACCATATCAAACGCCAATGAATGGCGCGACACCTTACTTCACGGTTGGCGGGTCGATTAACGAACCAATCAGAACGGCTTTCCAGTCCGATGAGTCAGTACGTGATGAGATTGACCCGCCGAATGACCTTAGCATTGATACCGCGTACTCACTTTCTGCAAATGGTACGGTTGGTCTTGTTACCGCCACCAACCTACCGGATGGGTACTCGCTTACTGATGTTTACACAATAGGCGATTACCTTGTAATGGTTGATGTGTTTGGAACTGGAGTTATCGGATCTAAAACTGTGTACATCGAAGAGAACCCTCCAGGCTCTGGCGACCCTACAGTTTGGATACCTGTTGTTATTAATAATAATGAGAAGACAAATATCTCAACCGACAACGGACTAACCATTGAGTACGTGGTGACTGACGTCGGTATTGATTATGTTGAAGTGACAATTCCATACTCTAGCGGTGCTATTTATGACGCATGGCAGAGAATGCAAGGTCGCTCCATCAGTAATACTATTTACGAGTACGATACTTTATATGACACGTACTTTACCGAGACGGTGAATGATAGTTATTACATGAAAGAACCTGGAGTTGAAGTTTATGACTCTGTTGACGCAACTGAGGTTACTGAAGATGGCAAGATTGTAAAGCTTTACGCTGGCACACTGGGTCCATTCGCAGGTCAGCGCGGCATTAGTACGATTCAGTACAACCTATTGAGTGATGGAATTTACAAAGATGCAGGCGGGAACGCAACATCCGACCTAACCATAACTGGTTCAATTACTGTTCGTGAGTTGGATGATGCAGGCGTACCAACTGGAATTGGCATTACTTCACCATGGTCGGTATCTTCAAACCAAAGCAACCGACGCAAACAGACAGGCGATACGTTCTATGTTAATCATCCATATGATAATTACCAAGTTGAGTTTAACCGCGACACGCCACGAGACTTTGATTTTAATGGTGCTGTGTTTGATATTGTCGAACTGACTGAGCTGTATTTCATTCGTAACGAACCAAGCGGCGCGGAGTATGGCAATAAGACAACCGTTCAAACAAGACGTAAACAGTCAGCATTCAGTGTTGGTACAGCGCAACGAATTAACATGTTGGCCGAGCGCCAATATAATGATGGTTCAGGTCGATTCAAAAGCCGTTACTTTGATGATGCGGTTTACTTTGCGGCAATCAATGAAAGGTTTGGCCGTCGCAGTCAGGCTCAGGCTGATAAGCTTCGTTCGCACCTACGAGACATCCGTGATGAGCTTGTAGCGTACTTTGGCAGTGAAGAGGTCGCTTACTTCGACTTTACATTTGACTCGCAGGATTTAACGTTTGAGGAGTTCATTAACCAGGTTGCTAAGTCTGTGTTTTGTGAAGCTTACCAGGTGGGTAGTGATATTCGTTTCTTCCCTGACATCTTGCAAGAGTTTGACGCGATGATTTTCTCACATGCAAACAAGACAATTGGCAAACAGTCGATGAAAGTTAGCTTTACCGACTTGCAGGATAAGAATTACGACTGTGTGGAAATAAAATGGCGCAATCCTGAAAAGATGGACGCACAGCAATCTATCTTTATTCCGTCACAAGGTACTAACCCGAAAGTCATAGAGTTGGTTGGCATCCGCAACGAGAAAAAAGCAGAAATGCATGCGTGGCGTGAGTGGTATCGCATCAAGTATCAGCGTTACAGCTACGAGTGCGGCGTAGGAATCGAGGCTACACACCTTGTTCCATCTCGACGAATTGGCATTGTAAACAACATTTCTGGAACGTCTATGGATGGCTACGTATCAGCGTGGGACGGTGGTGTAAGAATCCGCACCAGTCAAGAAGTTAACGTGATGGACCATAATGATTACGTTGCGGTGTTGTCAACACCGCTTGGTGGTACACAATCATTTGATGTTACTCAGGGTGCGACGCTTAACGAATTGGTGTTAGATGTTGTTCCGAGCTTCTACATCAACACCAACCTAAAAGAGAACTTCAGTTACTTTAGAGTTGCGCGTGATGCTGATTTGAATGCGGATAGTTACGCCGTTCGAAGCGTTTCGCTAAATGGTGCGGAAATTTCCATCACCGCAGTTAACTACGCTGAAGAGGTATTTCAGAAAGATAATTTAATGCAGTAAAGAAAAAGCCCCGTCAAGTGCGGGGCTTTGTTTTTATTCTTCGTCGTTTATGTAATGCAGTGGGTTGTATCCTGATGACCAGTTTTCACCCATTACTTTTTCAAACTTGATTATAAAATCTTGGTCGTCTGATACTATTTTTACATCCTCGGGATCTAATGTACCATAAACCTCTGAGTGCTTGCCTAGAATCTCGCCAAAGTAAATGTCACTGCCTATAGCGCTATTTAAATCATCTTCGTTGCAAACAAATGTTGAAGAAACGCTACCCATTCGACCGCAGTCCCAACCAAAATCAACAATTACCTTTTTCATAAAAATTTCCTTTCCGTTTAAGTTGAATAAATAATAAATTAACTCGCCACATGTTTCAGTGACGAGGTTCACAGTTTTTAATCTTCCTCATCAATTTCAATTGGCGCAGCTTCTGTTAAGCGTTGCATTTGTGATTCTGTAAGGTCGCCCGTTTGTTGGCATCGACCGATTACTTGCTGTAGTGACATTTGCTTGTTTTCCATAGCCTTAGCCATTGCATCAAAACCCGCGTTAAACTTGTCTTCTGGATACTCAGGGCGGCTCATGTCTAGGTATTCGATATGGAAAGGTACGCGTTTTTGACGGTTGATAACTAATGTTCCACGAAATCCACGCTCATTAATGTCAGACATTGCGCGGATATGAATACCGCCAACCTCTTTACCTGCATAAACAACTGTAGGCTCCATGAAAATCTTCACAGACTTACCAATCCAGTTGTCCGATTCAGTACCCCAGTTTGCCGCAATAAAGCGAGTCATGCCAACACTAGGCTTCCATGGGCGGTTATTGTCTCCGTGGTAGTAAATCCAAACCTTTTGCGCTTGAGCTGTTGGGAATACTTTAACCTCGCGAATTGTGATTACAGGCTCGCAACCCATAATGTCCACGCTATTTAGTTGATCACTTTTTGCCTGCATTGCCATGCTTACGTCAGCCATTAAAATATCTCCTGTTCAAATTGTCTTAGTACATACTCAGGAAGCGAAATTACTTCTGAGCCACTGTTGTTATGCGCCTTAATTGCGCCGCTTTCGTATTCCGCGTACATGTTTAGATTATGTCGGTACGCTTCACCGCCTATTTGCTTTGATACGTCGCACAGCTCGTATACGGCGACCTTGTGCGGGTATTCTTCCTCTACAGCGATAAACTTAAACCCTGCTAACTTCTCACCAGTAATCCATTCGAATTGGTCAGAATAGAAAGCATCTTGTACGTGATAACGATAATCTGAAATCGTTCTAGAAAACTTGAACTCCCTCACATCTTGAGTTTTTTTAAGGTCGACACCCCACCACCCTTCTTCATCGCCATCTAAATAAGCCAGCTTATCAAAGCGATGTCGGCAGATTATTTCTGTTTCATTGTCACGCGCAAAGCCTGATATCTCACAGTAACCGTTAGCTTTCAGCAATCGACGCGCTTCATTGTGCGCCCAGACTGCTTTTTGCATGCCTTCAATCTTTTCACATTCCTTTGCTGCAAAAACATTACCAACACCAAAGGATTTAACCGCAGCCTTGTATTCTGGTTGCTGCCTGTTTTTTATCTCTGGCAGCATCATAAATTCTTTTGCGAATACTTCTGGCTCTAATACTGCCGCGTGGATTGCGCTACCTGTTTGCATTGCTCGCGTCTGCTTCATTGGTTTGGCGTTATAAAACTTGTACGGGTCAATGTCGAACTTATCCAAGCCAGATTTAGAAATTGACTTGTGATCGTGGTAAGTCTCATTCGGCATATTTAAGTAATACTTGCCGGTTTCGATTACCATTCCCTCTTCGTATTCAATCGGTTTTAATTCCATGATTACTTATCCTCAATCTTAATTTCACACTCTAAAATCATGTTCGCGCCGATATTTCCAGTGGCTACCATGTAATCGCATTGAATATCAACAAACAACACTTTGTCGTCTGCGTCTGCAATCCCTGCCAACTCGATGAGCTGGCGATGGATTTCCATTTTTAGTTCACTTACTCGCTCTTGCGTATTCATCAAACAATCTCCAACTGGTCAACTTTGGTATGGACCATTAAGAAGAAATCTGTTTTATCAGTTGTTACAGATGAGCATCTTTCTATAATATTAATAGCGTCCTTTATTGCAATGTTATATGCCGCTTCCGCCGCAGATGCTTCAGGGCTTGATGGGCTTAAACCCAATTCGCAGCATATCTGCTCAAATTTCTCTTCGCTGTTCATTTGTATTTCCTTACGTATCCTTCCCATTCCTTGTATGCATTATTGCAACCAAGGGCTACGAAGGCTATCGCGCCGTGTCGTTTCTGTGACTCAAGTCTCGCTAATTGTTTGAAAAAATGCTCTTTGTCCTTTGATGACTTAACCGACTGGCTGAAATCAACACGTTTTAACTCACAAATGAAAGCGGGTGCACTTGGTGAGATAGGCAAACAAACGATATCCGCGATGCTATCCAGCCTTCCCTTGGCTTTTGACTTGGCGTGATATGCGTATGAACTTCCACCTTGAGGTTTAAATTCCATCTCAGGGTGGAATATCAAATCGTAATACTCTGGGTAGTTATATCGAACATCCGTGAAGAATTGCGCTAACTCTGAATCCTCCGCTTTACACTTTTCGCGGAAATCTACATCACCGATTATCTCTATGCCTAGCTCGCTTGCTTTGTCTATGCAGTCACTTTTAATTGTCATAAGCTGTATCCATCTTTGTATATTTTAAAGTTATCAAGCGCTTCTTTGTAGTTATTCAGACCATCCTTAACATGATCGCCAATATCTAATGTTGTCAACTTCGATGCAAACTCTGATTTCCTTTTTCTCCATAACATATGAGCACCCTGCTCTGTTTCGGAATATCCAATGTAGCCCCTACCTCCAGTGAATGGATTGCTGCAATATGCCTTGTACTTATTGCTATCTTTAGGGTAGGTAACTCCTATCATGTATTCTCCCCTGCTTGCTCCATTATCGGTAAGGAAGCAATTAATTAGGTTTGGTACAAACATGCATGTCTCAGGTGAGTAAACTTTATTTCCTATAACCTTAAAATCCTTATCCATGCAGTGAATATCACCATCGTCTGGATAGTTATAATAAAACCAATCTGCAAAATTCTGAAAGTTAAGCCAATCATTGCACACCGAACAGCCTCGGTAGGTTGGTTTATTGGCTAGATACTCTTCGTCATAGCACCTAACTAGCATGTTGTTCCACTTGTTGTAGGCAATAGTTGTTTTCCCGCCTACGCTTGCCTTGTGTTCGCCTGCTCCAAAACATGCAACTCCATGACTTACTTTTGCCATGGGGTCTTTTACATTTCCTTTTCTCACAGCTTGAGACCCAGTAACAAACTTGTAGCCCGTATCAATGAACTCAACCTCCACATTATGCCCATTAATGTAATTTATAATTACAAATCTACCGCTTTTATTTGAGTTAAAAACAGTTCCGGTGATCATGTCAGATGGCGTTTTATTCATGCCCCAGCACCTCTCTAAGAATTGACATTTCTTCGATTAGTTCCTCTGAAGTCTTGCCAAGCATTGCAGCAACTAGAGCAACCTCTTTATTTAACTCTTCAATTCCCATTTCACCGATACAAACAAAGTGAGTATGGAAAACACCAAAGCCACCTTCTTGACTACCAAGCGCGCAAACTTTGTCTTTCTTCATTTCTTCTTTCTTTGGTGCGGAAACCATGTTGCGGTATGTATATTTGTTCATGTTTAATTCCTATTGTTGGGTTACGCTTACAATGATAGATACAAGAGTGACGCTTGTCAAGCGCCCTCGATGTTACATATCTTCCAGTTTCTTTAAGATAAGACTACCAACGTGGTTAACAGTAGAGCAAACCAAAGCGCCAATACTGGTAACTGTTGTGCTTGACTGGTAATCAAAGAAGTTCCAGAAAATAGCGATTAACGCCATAATCAAAAACATAGTTGCGTATCTTGATAGTTTTTTACTTTCCATTTTCTTTCCTTTTATCTGATATCTCAAACGGTGCATACACAGTGCGACCAACTGATTTATTTTGCGCGTTGAATGTTAACTGGCCAAATCGACACGCGTCTGCTTGTTCGACATCATCCATACCAGCAGCAACAATCATGACCTCGCCATCGAAGTTATTAGCTACAGATTCCATATTCTCAACCTCATAACAGCAAACAACCTGACATTGCATGAATATCGAAGCGTGTGCCGCGTGGTAAGCGTTAACTGCAATATATGTCCGTTTGCCTACCCTATCGCCGAACGTGCTGTAAAAGCCACTAGGGACGCATTTATTGCCGCCAGTCGTTTTCCAATTACCATCAACATCAATCATCACGAAATCACACGCGTTTTGATTTGTGTCTAGCAGCGGGATTAATGCATTTTCACCGTGGGATAGGATGTCGAGTATATTTAAACCATTAACCCTTTTCCATGGTGATTCCTTTTGTTTATGGTTCATTTGTTTTACTTGGTGTCCAGTGTTTTTCGTTATCACCTAACGACCTAACCACGCCGGCAATCAGCCTCACATATGCTGGATGAAATTGTGTTTCGTGGTCTGCGTATCGGTGTGCGTCTGAGTAGATCCCAAAGTATGTATTTCCATTCTCCCTAAAAATCTTAGTGCCGATGAAGCATTGAATTTCATGCCTAACCCTTGAGGTATCAAGAATGTCGAATGCCGTCGGCTCTCTGTCCTTGCATGCTTCATTAAGCTGGCCCAGTAACAGCACTGCAATTCCAAGGTCTGACGCAGTGTTTTTAAGCATTCTCACATCATCACCCATTGCGTATGTCATCGGTTTTTTTGATGTATCAAAAGCGATTCTGTGTAAGTGGTCAATTACGACTAACTTTAACTTTTTACCTTTGTTTTCCATGAGTTGGTGCTGCTTTCTCATTTCACTGCAAATATACATCATGGTTACATCTTTCTTTCCATCAATAGTTATTCTGTCGTTGTTCTTTAGCTCGTGAGCAGCTGACCCCCATTTCGCCATCCATTCGTCATATCGACCTGGCATAACCTTGCTGTAATACGCCTGTCTAGCATAGAAGTTCGAAGGAACACCGCTAAGTGCGGACACTACGCCGTTGAACATCCCAAGGGCTGGCATTTCAATGCTGAAGATGTGTGCGCATTCATCGTCAAGAAGATCGCACCTTGCTGATATGGTATTGGCAAAAAGCGTCTTGCCATTCTTTGATGGAGCGCCTAGGTATGTTATCTCACCAGTTGCTAGTTTTTGATAACCAAGCCTGTCGTCAATCTCAGGAATCCCCGTACCAATTCCAAGTCTAATATCCTGTAAAGACTTCTCCATTTCGTCGGCGGTCATGTTTATCAACTCGTCAACTGTCAATATATCGCCGTTAGACAGTCTAGAAAGGCTCCTGTCGACTTTTTCTGACGCGGTTGATATCTCGGTCATATATTCTGTTGAAACGTCTGTGAGCCCATTCACAGCGTTATTATAAGATTCTATCGCCGAGCGTCTGATTGATAACTCAACGATCTTCTTTGCGTACGAAACAATGTTTCTTGGAGTTGACTTTGTTTTTACGATATCAACCAGGTAAGCAAACCCACCAGCCTCGTCCGGCACCTTGTCGCTGATTAGGTTTATGTCGACAGCGTTACCCTTTTTGTATTCAGCCATAATCACATTGAAGATTACCTTGTGAGGCATCATGTAAAAATCTTCATCATTTAAAAACTCAACGCGGCTAATCACCGTCGAATCCTCCACCATGGAGCTGATAACGGCCATCTCAGCTTCTGGTGAATGCGGAGTGTATGCAACATTAATCATAGTAGGTCAAAATCCTTTAGTGGGTCATGGTTTGGCTGCGGTGCGTTATGCGTTACTTTGTTTGATGGCGGTGACTTAATCCATTCATCTTTAAAGGCTCTCCAGCCCTTTAGTGACCATTCATTAAGAATATCGTCGTTTGAGTAACCTCTCTTTCTGGATAGTTCAAACTGATTTGCCAGTTGGTTGATTACTCTTTGTGTTACGTCTGCCTTGGCTTTTTGTCGAAGTCTTTTTATCTCAAGAATCTCTGACTCACTCATCTGCGTAGCAGACCAATCTAAATCTTTTTTACTTACTTTCTTTTCTTTTCTTTTCTTTTCTACTTCTAATTCAGCACATGTCTTGACGCTGTCAGGTAGTGTCATGACATCATCAGCACATGTCATGACACTTTTTGTTTCTAACCATGCTCTCATCTTTGGGCTGTTAGTCATTGATTTATCTATGCTTTCTGCCAATTTCATGCATGAAATCATGTTTGATGAAGATTCAAATAGTCCAATATCAACCATGTAATGCATAATTTCTTCAACTCTTTTTTCCTGTATGCAAAGTTCAAAAGCGATAGTTTCTGCATCTTCTTTAAGTTCAAAGGTTAAGTTATCTTTATCAACTTCATAGGCTATTGCTTCAAGGCAAAACCAGTAAATTGCATAACCATCAGCTCCGTACTTTCTTCTAACCTTGCGTAGTTTGAGTGAGTTTCTAGCATCAGATTTGTGTTTGAACCACTGCATAAATCCTCCTAGTTTTTTGATTTAAAGTCATTCATTGCGACGAGTTCTTGTGCTGCTTGCGTGTCTCTTGCTGCGAGCTCTTTTATTTGCATCAATCCAAGCTGCATGGCCGCTCTGGATAGTTGCGATTTATTTGCGCCTGTAACGTCCATTAAATCGTCAATGCTCAAGTGCTGCGTTTCTGTAAATAGTATCTCTAGCTTCTTCATTGGAACTCCTTTTTGTTTAATATACGCATAACATGCGCATGTGTCAATCAAAAGAAAAGGCAACCATTATAGTCGCCTTAATTGAATTGGTCAGTGGTTTATTTTGCGATTGCTTCCCACCAGTCTAGTAGTTCTTGTTCTGTCGTATCGCTATTCCAAACCATATCAATCAATTCGCCATCAACGTTAACTGCAATTAAGAAATGATCGGGTGTTGCGCTAATGCTAACTGATAGGCCTTTCTTAATCGCCGCAACCTGAATCTGATGTGCAATGCGTAGTTTGCTTTCTAGTGTGTTCATTTTACTTCTCCAATTCTTTTAGTAGTGCGTCTGCTGCTGTAATTGCGTGATTTGCCAAATGTTTAGACCAATCAGTATAACCAATCTCTTCGCTAGCGCCGTTAGCAAGAATCGCTTGCATTGCATACATAGCGAACATCTCGCGCTTGGTTAGTCCTGATTGCTCGCAAGTTGATATTGAAGTGTTGGCAACTCGCTTTTCTGTAATCACTGGCATTGCTGGCATGTCTGCGTTTTTCACTTATCTATCCTCATTCGCTTTCGTTGCACCCATTAAACACCGACCAATGATGTGCGTCTATCTGGTTTGTTTGTTTATGTGACATGCATCACGTTAAATCTGTTTGTTGTATTTACTCGCATGAAGTCGCAAATTTGCGTATTTATACAAGACATTGATTTATATGAAGTTTTCGGGGAATTTGCGTTTTTGCATTTTAAAATGCGAGTGGATTTGCATGAGTTGAAATGATTTATTTATCAATGTAATCAGTAGCTTACGTGCAAAAGTAGTGATTTTATGCGAGTAAACGCAATATACACCCCCTGCGGAGGACGGTTTTGGGCGGAATCGGGCGGTTTTGCGAGTTACCCCTAGTAGGGGGTCGCATAAGTGTATTTTAGAGAGAATAATAAGTAATAATTACATAGTAATCCCTTATAGAATAAGGCTTCAGTGCTAGGTATGCGAATTTGCGACCCCCCATGCAAATTGGTCGCAAATCTGCGAGTAAAAGCGTAAAACAAAAAATAATGTGCGAAAGTTGAATGTTATAGATGCGATTCATGTTACTATTTACAAAACAACAAAGGAGATAGATAAACATGAAGATTACAAAGATTGATGAGCTGATGTACGCGATTAAGTTTGACGATGAGTTAGAGGCTGCTTCGATGTTTAAAGCTATGGAAGGTGCTCCAACTATTGACTCGTGTCAGGAAAGGGAGGAGTTCAAAAACAGCGTTGTTAAGAATGAGGTTCTAAAGTACATGAAAGGTAGGTTTGGGACTCAGGTTGGACTGATGAAGAATGTAATATCTAGACGCGTTGCGCTAACTAGCATCTTTGATGATGAGCGAGGATTAATTGTTGGTAAGGTTAGGAGCGCGATAAACGAACTTATGCATATGGATTACATCAAGGTCTCGATGCATTCAGATAAAGAGAATGACGTCGTTGTATCTCTAACTGGTCAGGGCGCTGAGTACATCAAAACAATTAAGTGACACCCATCACACAATTGAACCACCTTGATTGATGTTTAGTTTTGGTGGTTTATTATTGGGGCATTGAAACTAAATAGGAAAACGAAATGAAACATAAGCATTACGATTTGATTGTAGCTAAGGCTGCGGATATGAACTTGGTCGTACTCAGCCAGAATCAAAAGGATGGGTCATGGTTAGTTCAGAATGACCAAGGCACAACTGATTTTGGTGAGTGTATAAATTACTTCCTATGCCTACCGCAACACAAAGAGGCTTGCTTGCATTGGTTGAATGGTGGGGAGTCTGAACACGGCGGTGAGTTTGGGCAGTGGAATTCATGTGAAGGCTGGAATAAGAAATGGTTCTCAACTACTTGTGGCTTCATGAGATCCAGTCACCAGACAAGAATCAAACCAAAGAAAGAGAAGCGCTGGATTGCAACTTTCCCTTGGGCTGGAAATGTTTTCTATGTGACACCCGAAAGCTTCGCTAGTGAAGGGTTACTTAATGATTATGTTGATATGCATTACGGAAAGCGCGATTTAATGCTGATTCACGAAATAGAAGTCGAGGTTTAAATGACAAACTACACAGATAAGATTGCGGATTTCTATAGTCGCCCGTCGTGTGATGAACATGAGTTGGCAGATAAGCTTATGGATGACGCGCTTAGGTTTGCGGTTGAGGGTGATTACATTCTGGCAGGTGAGCGTTTGATTGTGTTCATTGATGTGATTGAAGAGTTAAACGGTCGTTCAGATAGAGAAGAAGACCAAGCTGAATTGGAGTTTAATTGTGATTAATAAATTACTTCTATCCGTTTACATTCTTTCTGGAATTTTAGCTTATGGGCATTACTGGGAAAATAGCGATATTGACTGGAATGAGATGAACAAGCCAGTTGTTGGTTTAATGGTTCTGTCGTTAAATCCTCTTTACTGGTCAACCGTTGCATTTGAGGTGGATGATGATTGAGCTCAGATACTGGAACAAGAACCAAGCGCGTAGTCGATATGAAGAGTTATGTGAGCTTGGTAAGTGCTGCAACATGTCGAAGGATGGTAGAGGGATTATTGTCCGTATCGCATTGTAAGCGGTTTTAATATGTAGCCCGTGTGATTTATCAAGTTTGATGTTAAGACTTCGCTACGGGCTTTCTAGGTTTGTTTATATAGGGTTTTATTATGTTTGATGCTAATGCTGCGCACATTCCTTGCGGTGAGTTGTTTTTTGCTGAAGTTCACGCTGTTGACGAGCAACTTGAATCGTTCGGAGTTAGTGCTGGTGATATCGTACTTTGTAAGCACAACTTAAAAAGTGGGGATAGGTTTAGAGTTAACGACTCATCCATGATTATTACTTGTATGGGCGGTAACGAAAATGAGTGGCTGTTTGGTGAGAGCTCAGATGATTGGTCATGGCTTGTTTATTCTGGAAGACCTAACGGAAAGGGATTCATAAACGATAGATGGAAGTCAAAGGCGCTCGCTTTTCTTGGTGGTAATTGGATTGATTTGTAGGGTAGATAACCATCGTTAAATGACGATTCATTTCCTGACTAATCGTCATAATTTAACTTGAACGAACGTTCAAAACATACATCTTAATAAAGTTTTTACTTTACTAAGTCCATTTTACGGGGGTTTCATGCAAGCTGAAGATTGGCAGATAGCGCACATTGCAGCGATGAAAGGGGCAACCACTAAAGAGTTGATGTACGCGACTGGATTGAAGAGCTCGTGTGTTAATTCTTACAAGGTTATCTTTCATGGTAAGTGCAAAGAGCGCATGAGTACGTTTGCTAGGCATAAGCGGATACTGGCTAAGGTTGAGGCTAATCCTGGCATCCTTGAGCACATAGAGGGCGAGATGGAGTTCAATCTAACTCGTTATGTGCTGGTTAGGGATTGCGCGATTGATTTGGGACTGACTCAGCATGAGGTGCAGCATTGCCTTTATTGCCTGGTTAGTCCGAGAGCTAGAAAGCGTTGGCAGCAAGCGAATAAGAAAAAGAAAGTTAGTAGTCGTTTTAAGTGAGGGTTATATGTACGATTTAACTGATATTGAACATGAGAGATACTGGAATTGCATTCTATTTCGCCAAGCTTGCGACTTTGGATATAAGAACGGGTTTAGCAAAGAGCAGATGCTTAGTAAGTTGCTAATTCATATGCTTGAAATGAAGGATGCAGAAGATAAGAGAAAACTTGATGAGATTATGAGCTCTTGCAGGCCAAGCATCTTTAGTTGGGATTAAGCAATGCGACACCAGTCACAGTAATGGTTGTTTGTGGCTGGTATTGTTTTTGTAGGTTAATTAAATAGGAAGTGAAACATGAATTATGAAGATATGAGCGATTGGGAGTTAGGCCTTGAGATTTGCAAGGTAGAAATGCGAGGTCAATTTATAACCTATCACGAGCAGGAAGTTGACGACCTGCTTGAGGTTGTCGGGCTTAATGGCAAGAGTGACGTTGTTAAATTTAAAACCAGCCTCGGCAGCGAGCAAAGTTTTAGTGTTAATGACTGGAGTCGGGTTATGCCTGTCGCTGTGGAGTATGGATTTAGCATTGAACTTCCAGATGATGAGCTCGGTTGTGTTGGCACTATCACTAAATACAATCCGGTAGGCACAGATTACCAAGTGGACTTTGACAGTAATGACAGCGTGCAAAGGGCTATTTGGATTTGCTTTCTAAAAATGAAGGATGCAGAGAAATGAACAAAGAACTAATTGAACTAATCGACCAACCCGACAAAGAGCGCGGCAAGATTCTAATGTGCCTGGCGACTAAGGGTCCAATGAAGGCTTTTAATGTAGCTGCTAGTGCTGGCACGGACTTAAAGAAAACGAATGCACATCTTAGCGATATGTTTAAGGATTCGTCGTATGTGAATATCGAGCGCTATAAGGTTGATGGCGTATGGGTTTACAATCTAATCGGCCTTAAATGCAAGATGAGTGAGTCACGCAAGATGAAGCATCAACGACCTAAGATGGAGCGCAAGGAGGCTGATATTCCTTTTGATAGATGGCGCAAGGTGCTTTGTTTGATGGATAGCTGTCATGGTTAGTTCGCATGAGGTTAAGTTGGCGGTGATTAATAATCCTGGCGTGAATGCATACGCGATTTCTGCAATGATTGGCGTTAGCCCTACTGAGGTTTATAACGCCATGAATGCGCTTAACATCAACCGCAAATCAAAACCATCTGACTGTGTTGGCTAAACGTGACAACCATCACAGCAATTAAACAATGGCGCAGTTATAGTGGCTGCGTATTAATTAGATAGGAAATAGAAATGACCACATACAGCACGTACCAAGAAGCTAAGATTGCTAATCCAGAGTGTGAAATCTTTCATGTGAATGGAATTTGCTTCTTTAATTATGAGGCGCTAGCTAGTGACATCTGCAACCCTTCCGACTACTGCATGACAGTTGAGAAGTTTTTTGCTGATGGTCATAAGTTTGTTGATGGGGATATCTGCTTGGGTCAAAATGATAACTTTTTAGTAATTAGCGGTAGTAGGTTGATCAATGGCTGGAATGATGAATCTCAGATTATTGATGGTATTGACCGATACGTCCTACGCGCCGCGGCATTGAAAGAGAAAAAACCACGCACCAAGGTTGAGTATTTGAAGGTCAATGGGAATTATAATGAAGGTGCTTTTTGGGAGTGTGCGAGGGATTATTCCGAGGGTGTGATTTTTACAACGATGGGTTCAAGTGAGCAACTTGTTGTGGATAGTATTGATGAACTGCTTGATAGATATAAATGTAACAACCTATACCGCCGAATCGAAACCCCAATGACATGGAAAGAGGAGCTTTATGATTATCTTGACAACTCATGCGAGATGAGCGATGACTTTGATGATTCATTTACCATTGAGATCGAAGGCAGACCTCTTGAATTTAATCTTAATGATGATGAGTTTGTCGATATGTGCAAACTTGTCGCCTCGTTAAATTCTGTGAACTAACTCACAGACAACCGCAAGCCCTGTCTATATGATTGGGCTTCTTTGATTTAGAGGTGAATAACATGAAATACAGATACGATAGAGATTTAGAAAGAGTGAAGAAAGAGCTGAGTGAACAAGCGCGATTCGAACGCAAGATTAAACAGGTTTGCTTTTGCGCAATCATCGTTATCTGTGTCGTTGTTGCTGATGCCATTGCGGGTAGCTTCTAATGCATAAGTTCAACCTTGAGCTATGCCAAGCGCTCCTAAAGCAAACTAACTCCATTGATGAAGCGGCTAGACTAATGGCGGTTGATGATAACGATAAACATCGCGGCTTTAGTTACTGGCGCGGCAATATAATTAAATCAATTAACAAAAAGGAACTATCAATATGAAAACATTCGAAACAGAAAAGCACAACATTCCAGAAGGTGCGACAGGGTATAGAGAGCAAGGTAAATATATTGAGTGGTTTGGTGGTGGGTTTGGGTGCTGGAAATTGATTGCATCTAATGTGCCAGCGCTGGATATGTGCGACACATTAAAGCCTGTAAAACCAATCCCACAAACCAACATAGAAACACCAGAAGAGAAAGAGGCGCTTGATGGCATTAACTCTAAACTAATCAAGCTGCGCGAGCCCTCTCAGCCTGTAATTACTAAGGTTGAATGGGGTGGAGCAGGTTTACCGGCTGTTGGTGTTGAGTGTGAAGCTGTATTTATTAAGTATGAACACAAAGGCTACGGTAAGTTTCTAATTCTTGGCTATCACGATAATTACGTATGGATGGAGTACATCGGTGATTTAAGTAATAAGTCAAAGCATTACACGGCCAAGGTTGACATGGTTAAGTTCCGCAAACCAGAAACCGAAGCTGAACGGGCTGAGCGTGAGCGTGAAGAGTCAAGGTCTAATATTGAGCGATTGCTAGAGGATAGAATCAATTTCAACAACAGCACACTTCCAAAAACTATATCTAAAATTATTTACGATGCAGGATACCGAAAGGAGAGTTAATTTATGACTAAAGGTACTTTTGTGAATCCACTTCAAGAAGTGCGCCTGACTGAACATGCCCGATGGTGTGAGAAGGCTTGCGACATAAACGAAGCAATGCAGAAACGAGGAAAGCCAGAAGATTTACCGCTTGGGATGAGTATTATTGATTACGCACTAGATAGGTTATCAGAGGATATCAACCACTGTCCAGTAAAAGCAAAGGGTGGAGAATGAGCAAATCAATGCCACACCGCAGATGGTGGAATAGGAAAGTAGGACCAAAGTTTAAATAACAAAACAGCCTCGCAAATCGCGGGGCTTTCTTTTGCCTGTTTTAAAAGTGATATCATAAAGAAAAAACGGGCTAGGCTTGAAATGATTACAGATTTTCTTGATTGGCTATATTACAGGCAGCATGTCTTTTACATATGCATTGGTATCGTCATGGCGGGTTCTTGGGTATGGCAGAATTGGATTAGAGTTAAGGAGTTGAAGTTAGATGAGTACGCAATCGGAGCTATTAAGTCAAGTTGTGGAGAATGCCGGGAGCTTATCTGGCAAAGCCGCCGCAGGAAGTAGTTTTGGCACTTTGGTATTGAGCTATTTCGGGAGCAATGCGGTGGCTATTGGTGCTATGTGCTCAGTGATTACGGTGTTCTTTTTTGTGTTCTTCGGTGTGATGAATATCTACATGAAGAAGCGAATGAACGAAGAGTATTTTCGAGCAAAGATTAAAGAAGAGGTGCTAAATGACGCGACCAAAGAATAAAGAAGATAGAATCTGGAATGAGGTTAACCCGTTTGGCAAGAAGTCTAAGCGCGGCACTGGCAATCTTCGCTTTGAGACTCCAGAGCAGCTTTGGGGAGAGGCGTGTGAGTATTTTGAGTGGGCGCTGAATACCCCATGGAAAGAAAACAAAGCCATGAAAATGAAGTCGGGCGATAGTGATGTGATTGAGTATTACAACACAACTAAGCCGCGCTACCTGTCTAACGTTGGTCTGTGCCTGTTTCTTGGTATTCAGCGTTGCACGTATGGTTACTACCAGAACGGCAAGCATGACAAGGAAGACAAAGACTTCTCATCTGTGTGCGCTGTGATTGATAATATTGTTTACGAACAAAAGTTATCTGGTGCGGCCGCTGGTGTCTTTAACCCTATGATTGTTGCCCGTGAGCTTGGGTTAGGTATTGATGAGCAAAGTGAAGAAGCTCAACCAATTCCAACCGCAATTACCATTGGTGTCCGTGACTGTTCGGTGAATAAAGATAATGACGAAGATTAGTACGCTTCAAGTTAACATTCCACAATCAGAGTTTCTAGAATCAACAAAGCCGTTTCGCGGTTTTGTTGGTGGATATCGTAGCGGCAAGACATTCATAGGCTGCGTGCGATTATGGATGCTTACTCTTGGTCATCATGGGATTAAGTTGGGGTATTTTGCTCCAACTTATCCGCATATCAGGGATATCCTTTACGACACAATAGCTGAAGTAGCTGATTTATTTACAGCGACTTATGGATGTAAGTGTGAGGTGAAGATTAACAAGTCTGAGCACTCAGTAAAGATGATTGTTAATGGTCAGGTGCTTGGTACTGTTAAGTGTAAGTCTATGGACCAGCCTTACTCAATTGTCGGATTTGATATCTCTCATGCACTTGTTGATGAAATTGACTGCATGAAGAAAGAAAAAGCTGATGCTGCATGGAAGAAAATAGTTGCTCGTATGTCGTCGGTTCGTGATGACTACCCAATCAACACGGTGGACTTCACGACCACGCCAGAGGGGTTTAACTGGATGTACGACTTCTTTGTCAAGCAGCTCAAGGAAGACCCATCAAAGCGTGAATATTACGAGCTGGTTAAGGCGTCCACTAAGCAGAACGAGGCTAACCTACCAAGTGATTACATTGCCAAACTGTACGCCACTTACCCATCAAACCTAGTTGACGCTTATGTTGATGGTGAGTTTGTAAACCTTAAAGGCGGCACTGTTTACACTGAGTATGACAAGGCGCTCAATGACTCCAAGGAGCTAGTTAGGAGTAACGATAAGTTAGTAATCGGAATGGACTTCAACGTGCAACACATGGCGGCTAGGGTGTTTGTTTACCGCAACGGCAAGCGTGAATTGCATTGTGTAGATGAGTTTGATGAGCTTTACGACACAAGGGATATGATTGAACATATAAAAATGCGCTATCCAGGTCGCGAGCGTGACATCACTATTTATCCTGATGCATCTGGTAAGAACCGTAAGACTGTTGGCGCTGACTCGTCAGATATCCAGCAATTAAAGGATGCAGGATTTAGGGTTAAAGCTAAGGATTCAAACCCTCGCGTCAAGTCTAGGGTTAACGCTGTCAATGCAATGCTTTGCAATGGTGAGGGCTTGCGTAGGCTGTTTATCAATAAAGATAAATGCCCGCTAACCGTCGAAGGTCTTGAGCAGCAAATCTATAATGATAAAGGTGAGCCAGACAAGAAGAGCGGCAATGACCACGGTAATGACGCATTTGGCTACCCGATTGCATTCGAGCATCCGATAGAGAAACCGGCAGGATTCAAGCTCAATCGTCAGTAATGTGACAATCATCACGGACAACAAAACAACACGCAGTTACTATAGCTGCGTGTTTTTATTTTATTGAGGAAAGGCTTATGAATAGCAATGAAGTTGAAGTTTCTATAGAGAATGCATGGGTTGAATTTGAGCGAGTTGGTGAAATATCACACTCAAATGCTGACAATCTACTAACCGCTGTAACAAATATAAAAGCAAACCGCGACCGCATGGTTGATGAGATTGCGGAGTTGCGTGATTTTTTAGCCAAGGTCGCAACGTGCGAAATTGAAACATTTAGCTTCGAGATTGGCGATAGCTGTGACACTGACTGTATCGAATACGCATGCACGGATATAGTTGAAGAGGCTAACGAGCTACTAACTAAGCACAAATAACCCATCCACCATATTTGCTACAATAGCCTCATTAATGACAATGAGGCTTTTTTATGTCTGTAAATAATGAACATCCACTCTACGAGGCTCGAAAGAATTTGCGCGGTCGCATTCGAGACTGCATGACGGGTACGGATAGAGTTAAAAGTAAAACAACGCGTTACCTACCCCTACCTGACCCTGTGTGTAACAGTGCGGATGATAAACGATACCTTGCATACCTTAGCGGGGCGTACTTTATCAACCTTCCTGCGCGTACTGTGCGAGCTTTTAGCGGCCTTGTTCAGCGCAAAGAGCATGATGTCGAGTTGATTAAACCGCTTGAATATATATACGAAGATGCAGACGGTCACGACACTTCACTACAGCAAATGATTGGCTATGCGCTTGATGAGTGCGAGACGCTTGGGAACTTTGGCATTCTAACCAAGATGCCGATTGCTAACGAGGTAAACAAAAGTAACGAAGGCGCATTCATGCCTACTCTTCACATTTACGATGAAGAACAAATCATTAACTGGCGCGTGACTAATGGCAAGCTGTCAATGGTTGTACTGCTTGAGGCTAGTGAAGTACCAAAGCCTACCGACATGTTCGAGACAATGATTGTTGCTACCTATCGAGTGCTTTACATTGGTGAGGATGGAAAATTACATGAGGACCTATATAAAGGGCAAGAACGCGATGCGATTATTAGCGCTTTTTATGCTGATGATTACTATTCTGGAATTGTTAACTACGGTGATTCGTGGGAAGTTACACAGACAACCTACACCGAGCGCAAAGAGATTCCATTCACATTCTGCGGCGCGGTCAGTAACGAGCCAGGATTAGATCCATCACCAATTGAAAACATCTGCGACTTTGCACTGAAGATGTACCAAGTTTCTGCCGATGAAATGCTAAACGTTCACAATGCGTCTGGTGGTGTGCTTACTATTAAGTCTGACTTTGATGAATACAAGTGGGAGGAAATGAACGGCTCAACCAACGTTAATGTTAACTTTGGCGCGGTTCATGTAGGCCCTAATGGCGCTATGAATTACGTTCAAGCGGCTGAGGCTACCATGATCAATTCAGTCATGGAAAGACTAATGACCCTTGCGATTGCTCAGGGCGCTCAGGTAATCATGCCTAACAACCAAGACAAGACAGCAACAGAGGCGCGTATTGACCAAGGCGCTAACTTGTCACAGTTAGGTCAAATTGCACAGAACATCGGACAGGCATTTACGTGGTCAATAAACATGGCGGCTCGAATGATTAATCAACCAGAAGATAACCTGGTTAAGCTTAATCAAGAGTTCTTTAGTGAGAAACTAAGCGCTGAGGATATGCGAGCATGGTCAGAGTTAATCATGCGCGGCCATGCCACTGAAACCGACCTGCGACGAGATATGCGAAAGGGTGGTCGTATTGATTCAGACCGTAAAGATGAAGACATAGACAACGAACTTGCAGAGGCTAAATCTGATGCTGGAATGGTAACTGGATTCGATAGCGCAATCTAAAACGTGACGCAACTCACAAAGCCTCTATATGGGGCTTTTCTTTTATCTGTCGTATGGTTATTGTGTGTGGGTCAACTAAATAGAGAGGAAGTTACATGGAGAAGATTTACATCGCAGGGCCAATGACTGGTTATGAGAATTTTAACCGCTATAGCTTCAACAGCGCTGCTGCTTGTTGCTTGAATAATGGTGCTGTACCACTAAACCCAGCAACATTGCCCGATGGTTTAACTCAAGGCCAGTACATGGATATTTGCTTTGCTATGATTCGCGCTGCTGATGCCATTTACTTACTGAAAGGATATGAAGAATCTAAGGGCGCAATGGCTGAGCTAGCTTATGCTGAAAAACTAGAGCTGGAGATTATCGAGCAATGAACCCACAAATAAGCAGCAAAGCACGAAAGAAAGACAACGCAGCTAAACCGCAACTGGCAACACGACAGGAGCGACGCAAGTTTCTAGAGCAATTAGACGACATGATGGCAGCGATTAACGGAGATTTAACAGGCAGCCTTCGTACGGTACATAACAGAACATTAGCGAGCAAGTGATATGACAAACAAAACAGTACGACCAATCATGACAGTTGAAGCGCGTGATGTGCTTGATAAGATTCACGCGGACGTAAAAGGCGAAACAAGAAGCGAGTCTATTGAGTGGTTTTGGATTCGATACATTAACCTGCTTAGTCAGAGAGATTTCAATTCAAGTTACGAGCACACTTTACTAAGATGCATATCTCACAGCGATGACAGAAAAGATAAGGCAAAGAAAGAGGCTCGACAGTGGAAGTTGGTCGCATGGTCAATGACCGCCGCATGTGTCGCCCTCATTGCCACGATGATGATTACAGCTTCATGATAAACTAGCCCTCAATTAGAGGGCTTTTTTATGGGTGAAATATAATGGCAGCTGATTCACTGATGATGGCTGAATCTTCACACAGTATTTACGTGAATAGACTCGCATCACAAGAGGTAAATAAACTAAATGAGTTCTGGGGTGGTTACTTGCGACTACTCCAGAATGCGCTTGGCGGATACGATAGCGCAATGACGCAGCGACAGTTCAACAAGCTAATCAAAGACGTTGACGGCGTTATCACTGCGAATATGGAGGAATGGCAACATCAATTAACACTAGACTTGGATGAGTTTGCAGAATACGAAACAGACTTTCAGGCGCGCATGATTGGCGCTGTGACTGACCAAGATATTGCCGTACCTGCATCGTCACAAGTTATCGCCGCTGCAATTGCTAACCCAATTCAAACTGGTGCAGGTGCTATTCAATTCGAGCAATGGTTAACTAACGTATCAACACAGCAACGCCAGCGTATCGAAGGTGAGATTAAAATCGGATACGCTAACGGCGTGCCAACTAATCAAATGGTTCAAAGCATCGTAGGTACTCGCGCCAATAAGTTTACTGATGGTATTGCGGATATCGATAGACGTAGCGCTGTTACTCTGGTTAGAACATCAACCAATCATTACGCCAATGAAGCACGCAAGCAGGTATACAAAGAAAACAATCGCGTCGTTATTGGTCATAGATGGGTATCCACACTTGATAAGCGTACAAGTAATATCTGCCGCGACCGTGATGGCGATGAGTACATTTATGCTGATGATAAGCCAGTTTACTATCCGCCAGCACATTTTTCTTGTCGTTCGAGTACGGCTGGAATTGTCAAGGGGTATAACGAAGTAAACCCAAACGGTAAGCGCTCATCTAGAGGTGGTAAGCTTGTTGATGGTGAATTAAAACAAGACCCTAAGCAAGTGAGCGCAACACAAACCTATTACGACTGGCTATTTGACCAACCGACACAGTTCCAAGATGAGGTGCTAGGCAAAACGAAGGGTAAGATATTCCGAAACTCTGGTGTGTCAGTCGATAAATTCAAAACGCTGATGATTGACCGCATGAATAAGCCTATGACTATCGACCAAATGGCAGCGAAAGATAAGCAGATAGCCGATTACCTCAAGAAGATTAAGTAAGTGTGATGCGCATCACTGAAATTGTTCGGTGGTGCGTTTATTGTAGGGGTGTTGATAATTAATGAGGAATTAGCATGGATATGTTCAATCACTTAAATACAGAGCAAGAGCCACCAAAAGAAGGTGATGCAATCATCATCGAGACAAAGAGAAATAAAGGAAACAAGATAGTTTTGCGAGTTGCTGAAGTTGTTGATTGCGGTGATGGTACAGAATTGATAGTTAGCAAAGGCAGAAATAAGTATTTCAACTGGAATATGTATTTATCTGGAGAGTCTTGGGTGTGGAGAGTTTGGAATATTGGGCAGGTTCAATTTACAGCCACAACAAACAGCATGACTCGAATTGATGACTTATAGGAGTAATCATGAACCTACACACAAAATACATTCACCATCACGAATATGACTTCGGCTACTACTTACTGATGGACGACTTCGGCAAAGAGTTATTTAAGGGTGAGCCTGAAGCTATGGTTGAGATGATTGATTTGATAGCACAGACTGACGACGTCACCATTAACGGACAACCATTTGAGGGTTAGGTATGGGAAGAATAGGGCGACCAAATAAGCGCAAGGGCAGCCATTGCGACCGAAAGAATAAGTCAGCAAAGAAAGCGCGCAAGGATGAGATTATCAAGATGCGCGAAAATAGACACCA